CTAGTCGGGGATAGGGGGCAGGCTGGTCGATCGGGGGACGTCTCTCATGTGTCGCTCTAGTTCACGGGTCATCTCTAGGAGCCCGTGTAGCTGGGTCAGTAGGTCAAAGACTGCATCCTCGCTGAGTACCCCACAGGGTAGATCCTCGGGGAGCTCATTGCGGTCGCTCCGCTCCTTGTCTACGAACCAATCGGGAGAGCTGTAATAGGTGATGAGCTCCTCTAGCTGAGGGGTGGCCGCCTGCATCGCACTGAGGAGACGCTCGCCCTCATTGCCGAGGGCGATCCACTGCTCAAGCGCTGCTTCCATGAGGCGTATCCGCTCGATGTGTCCTGCTTTCATATTCCTAACTAGTCTAACCTTGTGGCAAATATACAGATCATAGCCGATACTACCTAATATCACCTCAAAACTGCCTTATAGTGCGCTTGTGCCACACCAATGCGACAAAGAGTATGTATACTTTTGGTAGGGTATAGTGCAGTATGTGTACCGCTAAATCGTCCGCTGTTATCTCTACAACGGACGATTAAACTTTTCCATCTCCCGAGCCTTGAGGTCGTCCACAATAGCTATATAGGAGGCCATCGCGTCTAGGGACTTGTGCCCCGTGAACTTGCGGATAACCTCGGTTGGTATCCCGAGGGTTAGAGCTGCGACCACGAAGGTGTGACGTCCTGTGTGTATACTTACCAGCTCATATTTTGGCACAGTGACCTCCCTAGAGACACCACCCGATACCTTGAGTCGTGTAATGGGGGTATCTATGCCTGCCCTCTGGCATAGCTTTTTGATATTGCTGTTTAGCGTGGAATGGCTTATCGAGGGCATTAGTCTACCATCTGCGCCCTCTGTGGGCATATACTTGTCAATGATCTCCCTAGAGTAGTTATTGATATTGACCTCTGTATAGGTAGATGTTTTTTGTGCGTAGTAGCGTATGTGAGTATCTGTTATATCCTTGCGCTCTAGCCTTATGAGGTCAGAGTATCGCATGCCAGTAAAGCAAGCGAGGAGGAGCAAGTCCTTGGACAGCTCCTCCCTATATCTACTTGTGTCTAGTGCTCTGAGACGAGAGAGCTCCTCCCATGTGAGGTAGACGTCTGATTTCGTCCCGCTCCCTTTTCGGAGCGACACGGCGCAGGCCTTGCCAATATCTATACTTGGAGGTATTAGCCCCTTGTCCCGACACCAGTATAGGTAGCTTTTTAGCGATGTGATATAGTTGCTTATGGTTGCGTTGGTCGTACCTTTGGAGGACAACGCAGAGACTATGCCCGCCGTGACCTTATCACTCATATCTGAGTATGAGATCCCTCCAATTATAGGGGATAGCGCCCTGTACGAAGACTGGCGGAAGTCAATGTATCCGACAGACCAACCACGCCTCACGCTCTCTGTACGTATATACTCATCCCAGCCAGATAGGATTGCGCCAGACTTACTGGCACGAGGCGACGACAAGCCAAGAGACCGCCCAATAATCTCGGCGTACTTATCCTTGAGCTCGTCGGGGGTCGGCAGTCTCTCCTCTTCCTCGTAGTATCGGAACGCACTCTCCACGGCCTCCTCTGTGAGCTGTAGAGCCCTATTGATCTCCGATGCTGGGGTGCGATCGTCTCCGTGTGTCGTGTTTTTGAGGCAACGCTCGGACTCTCTACTCCACTTATCTGGCTCCGCTCTGTATCCGATGAAGATACTAGTGACGTAGCCACCTCCATATCGGATGCGGTAGCGTATCTTCAATGCCTTCCACCCTTTCTGTGTGTCGAGGGCGAAGTGGCAACGTCTGCGGATCGGGAGCACGTGTTAGCTTTTCCTCTTGGTTAGACGTCGGTACAGCGTTAAAACTCCGAGCATAAGGGCGAATGACATGGCGCCCGCAATCAGTACATCCACTATGTCCACTGGTCCGTATTTGCTTAGCCCATTTATTCCTCGGAACACCATGAACAATGTTGTCCATATCAGTGCCTTGTAGACGTCCTTCTTTAGTCCGATCTTTGTTTCTGTCTTCATTTCTATCTGTTTTATATTGTGTATGCTATTTGAATATCTCTGAGACCCACCCAAAGATGCCTTTAAGTGCTCCCCAAAAGTATTCGTTGATTACTCTATCTATCCCCTCAAAGACGCCTCCGATTATACTTGCTGCGCATATCATTACGATGATAGCTATTATAGCTAAGACGAAAGACAAGGCTTCGTATATGCGATCCTTTATGCTCTTCGCTTCCCTCTTCTTTTCCTTATTCATATCTACGTATTCCACCGAGGACTTCGAAGACGCGCTCGATCTGTGTCTTTGGTATCTCTTGGCTCTCGTATGCTGGGTTGATGGGTTCGAGTGTATAGTGTTCGCTGTCGCTACCACGACGCAGTCGCTTGATCGTGCGCTGTCCCGATAGGGTGACGATAGCATAGACCTTACCGAGGAGTAGAAAGTCGTACCATGCCTCTATGGGGCGTAGGGCGACCAAGTCCCCGCTGTTAATCTCAGGTGCCATGCTATCCCCACGTACATTCATGTAGAAGACGCCCTCCTTGTTGTACGGCGGGTAGTCTATCATATAGGCAACAGGGGCACTCGCTGGATCGTCTACAAACTCTCCATACCCTCCGAGGAAGTCCACATCATAGTACGGCCTCCCCCTATCTTCCGTGATGCGGGGGAGTAGTTCGTACTCCTCTTCCTCTCGTTTCACTTCACTCTGCTCATCTGAGGAGCTGGTCGTGAACATATCACCATCCCCAGTAAGCAACCATGAAGCTGAGATTCCAAACTCAGAGCTCCATTTTGCCGCCTGCGATTTACCAAAGGCCTTCTTCCCAGTCATTAGCGCGTTGACATAAGCCTTGCTAACGCCGAGCTTTTCGGCTATCGCGAGCTGTGTGACGCCCTTGCTCTTGAAATATTCCGCCAGTGCGGAAAATTTTTTATCTCCCATAAAATGCAGATTTGCAATGCTTTATAGCGTGGGTACACAAAAATGGTTGACTAAAATTTGGTAGGTCAACCTAAATGGTTTACCTTTGCAGTGTAGTCCAAGAGAGGATACACCTTTAGTCCTAAAAAGGACAGCAAACAAAGGTAACAATAAAATCACATAAGTAGGCAACATGGCTAAAAGACGACCCTTGAAACCTGTGTCTCAGTGGAGAGCCGAGCGAGAAGAGAAAGTCCGCTTAGGCTTCACCCAGATGAAGGAGAAAGGACTATCAACAGAAGACGCCGTTCATAGGCTACGTGCAAAATACAGACTCGGGCGATCTACGATATACAAGTATATCCAAAGCATCACCTCTGTAAACTCCGAGGGCTAACCCCCTCTTTCCCCTCTCCGAGGGACAGCGATCTTTGACATATTTGGTAAGCGATAGTAACAAGAGATAATCATGTGGGGACGCACATCCCCACCAGTGACTAACCGCCCTTCGGGGCTCTATCGTTAGCCCTAGACCTATTGTGCTAGGGGAGAAGCCAAGGAGAGGCAGAGGTGGTAAGCATACCCTCCTGCCACTTGCCTGGACACTCGGTGAGCGAAACGCCCTGACGATACTAACTCAATATAGACGACAATGGACAACGTGAAATTGAAACGTAAGGACTACCTCTACATTGTTACGACGATCTACATCGTCGTAATGCTTCGGTTCTACCCCGAGGCCTTGTATAGCTGGAGGATCATCCCAGCGGTATTAATATCGCTGGCGATCCCAACGGCATTCGAATTAATGAAGAAGGAGATAAAGGATACAGACGAGGATGACTAGTTTTTGTGAGGATGTGAATTGATTAAAAGGGAGTGGCCATCTTGGAAGACCGCCCTCCTTAAAAAGTTACCACTATTGTGTGTTTTTTTAGGTTTAGATAGAAGTGTGCCAAGGCAAGGCTGTGAAGTCAATCCTTGGGCGGCAACAATCGTTTTTTACTCGGTGTCTCACATCTGAGACAGACATGGGACACCACACAAAATAGACAAGATTATTTCCATTTCTTTTCATACAAGTTTTACCAGCGTGTCCTCCCTCGGGAGAGACGGGGCACGCACAAAGTAGACAACATTACTATCTGGCGTGGCTGGCGGGGAACCGCAGGGGCTGTAGGGGTGTCGCTGCTCCATAGGCACTCCACCTGCACTCGACGAAGAGAAAGCCATCCTAGGACGGCCACGCCCGTATTAAAGTGAACAACATTAGTAACACCCAACAGACAACAACATGCGTACAATTAGACTAGAGTCAATCACTATGGTTGGCTTTCGTGGCGAGAGGGAGCGCACGACGACCTTCTCGCCGACAGAGACGACGATCTCTGGGGCTAACGGCCTAGGCAAGAGCCGACACTTCGACGCCTTCCTCTGGTGCCTCTTCGGCAAGGACAAGGAGGATCGCAAGGACTTCGAGATCAAGACAAGAGATGCCGACAACACCACCACCGACAAAGCCCCTTGCGAGGTGACGGTGGTGCTGAACGTAGACGGAGCCCGCACCACACTAAGACGTGTATACGTAGAGGAGTGGGTGAAGCCTCGGGGGCAAGCAGATGAGGTCTTCAGGGGACACCACACCGATTGCTGGTGGAACGACGTCCCCGTGAATGTGACAGAGTTCAAGAAGCGTGTATCGTCGATTATCGACGAGGCCACGTTTAAGCTGCTGACCAACCCCGAGTACTTCGCTTCCCTCAAGTGGGAGGACCAGCGGGCGATCTTGTTCCAGATAGCCAAGACACCGAGTGTCGAGATGATCGCCAGATCATCCTCTGAATGGACTAGCCTCATGGAGGCGATGAAGGGAAAGAGCCTAGACGACTTCCGCAAGGAGCTCTCCGCCCGAAAGAAGAAGCTGAAAGAGAAGCTAGCCACCATCCAGCCGAAGATAGACGCCACCCGATCCCTCCTACCTGAATGGCAAGATCGAAAGACGCTAGCCGATAAGCTACACGAGATTGAGCGTGAAGAGGAGGAGATTGACAAGGCTATCGCATCTGTCTCTGAGCGGATGAGAATCCATAACGCCAGAGCTCAAGAGCGGGCTGCCAAGGTGGAAGCCCTTAGATCCAAGCAACGAAAGCTAGTAGCCGACGAGGCTAAGCGAGCCGACGAAGAGGCCTACGCCAGCGAGAGCGGTAGACGTGAACAGCTTAGGGCAATAGAGAGAGCCACCGCCGATCAGAAGAGCTACATACTCGAGGCTAATAAGCTCTACCAATTGCGTAAGGGGCAACTAGATTACATTGCCACATGTGAGGCAAAGATCGAAGCACTCAGATCTAAGTGGATGGGCACCCACGAAGAGAAGTATAACAGGGACACCAATTGTCCGCACTGCCACCAGCAACTCCCCGATGATCAAATAGACCAAGCACGAGCCGTCTGGCAGAGTGCCAAGCAGGCTAGACTTGATGACATCTTCAAGGAGGCAGAGGGGTATAAGGCGAACATCGAAGAGGCTCAAGCGTCGGTGCACGAGAAGGAGGCCAAGATCGCAGAGTACAACGCCAAGGCAGGCGCTCTGGAGTTAGAGATAGTGGCCATGAGAGCAACGCTAGACGCTATGCCACAGGCAGAGGCTACTGCCCCTCGACCAGCGATACAGCTAGAGGGGTATAATGAGCTAGAGGAGGAGATCCAAGCCCTACTATCCGAGGCGGATAGCGACACGATCGAGACCGACAGCACAGAGGCCTACACCGCTCGACGCAAGAGGCTCACCAGTAGGCGAGATGAGATACTGGCGGCACTTGCCAAGCAAGACCAGTGGGACGAATACTCCGAACGCATCAAGTCACTAGATGCCGAAGGAAAGAAGCTCAGCCAGCAGATTGCCGATGCAGAGCAAGAGGAGTTTAAGGCTACGAAGCTAGCCCACCGACAGGTAGAGGAGTGCGAGCGTGTCATTAACTCAATGTTCCGAGGCGTGACTTTCAAGCTCTTCGACTACACCATAGAGGATAGAGCAAAGGAGTACCCGATCGAGACATGTATCACCCTCATAGGAGGCGTGCCCGTCGCAACGGCCAACACGGCCAAGCAGATCACGGCAGGCCTAGAGGTCATCCGCACGCTCTGCGAGCATAACAACGTCTGCGCCCCGGTATTCATCGACAACCGCGAGAGTGTACAGAGCATTCCCGACGGCCTCCCCTTCCAGATAATCAACCTCCGAGTCTCTGACGACAAGGAGCTAGTAATCACCCACAACAATTAACAAGACAATGACACCACAGACGACACAGACTGGGGTAACGACCACGGTCGTTACAGGCCCCAGCACAGCAGGGATCGACTTCTTCAATCCCTCTCAATTCGACACCATGCAGAGAGCCTGCACGATGTTCTCTGCCAGCGAGCTAGTCCCCGACTGCTACCGAGCCGAGGGAAAGGGGAACACCCCGCAGAAGGCTGTAGCAAACTGCATGATCGCACTAGATGTTGCAAGCCGCATAGGGGCGAGCCCTCTAATGGTAATGCAGAACCTCTACATCGTCTACGGGCGACCTTCATGGAGTGCAAAATTCCTGATCGCCACGGTGAATACCTGTGGAAGGTTCGAGCCCTTAAAGTTCCGATTTACCAACCTTGGCAAGGTTGGCAAGATTGGCAACCTAGACTACTCAAATGTAGATAATATCGAGTGTGTAGCCTACACCAAAGCCAAGGGCAGTGATGAGTTACTCGAGTCAAGCCCTATCAGTATTAGCCTAGCGATCAAAGAGGGCTGGTACACTAAGAACGGGAGCAAATGGCAAACGATGCCCAAGCAAATGCTTATGTACCGAGCTGCCTCTTGGTGGACGAGCGTGTATGCTCCAGAGCTATCCATGGGGATGCGAACCGTAGAGGAGAACGAAGACATCCAAGACGTAGAGTACGAAGATGTAACTCACAAGGTAGAGCGTGAAGTAGATACAGAGACCGCCAAGGAGACCCTCGACTTTGTGGACAAAGAGACGGGGGAGGTCTTGAAGCCATCCAATGATGCCTCACCCGCACCAGCCTCACCTGCACAGCCACAGCGTGAAGAACAAGAACAGCCAGTAAGATCACCATTCTAGCATGACACTCTCAGTCCTAGGCTCCAGCAGTGCTGGTAACGCCTATATACTACGCTCCTCCTCGGGTGAGACCCTCCTTTTAGAGTGTGGGATAAAGCACACCAAGCTGCTGGAAGCCCTGGACTACGACCTACAGCACCTCTCGGGGTGTCTCCTCTCTCACGAGCACGGAGACCATGCCCGAGAGGCTCGCTGGGTCACCTCCAGAAGGATACCACTGTACTGCTCCGAGGGTACGGCGTGGGCTTTGCAGATGCAGTACGACCCGATGGTCAGAATGATCAAGGCGAAGATGCCGACCAGAGTGGGTAGCTTTTTAGTGTATCCCTTTGACGTCAAGCACGACGCAAGCGAGCCCCTCGGCTTCCTAATCGAGCACGAGGAGATGGGCAGACTCCTATTCGTGACAGACTCCTACCTACTTAGGTATCGCTTCCGAGGGGTCACACACTGGCTCATTGAGTGCAATTACAATACTGACATCCTGCAGGAGCGACTTACCTCTGGGGCGGTCCACCCCTCCCAGTACAAGCGAACACTCCTATCCCACATGAGCTACGAGGCATGCCTAAAGGCATTACTCGCTAGCGACCTCACCTCCACTAGACACATCGTGCTCATCCACCTATCCGATGGCAACTCCGACGCAGAGAGATGCCGTCTTGGGATCGCAGGGGCGACGGGCAAAGACGTACGGGTCGCCACTCGTGGCTTGACCATAGAGATCAACAAGACCCCATTCTAGAGATATGATCTACGACCTATCCAATGAGCTGGCAAGAGTGCAGTTTGACACCTACTGCAAGCACCTAGCCGACAAACGCTGTCGGGTAGAGCTAACCGAGAAGAAGGGCAAGCGGACACTCAAGCAGAATAGATACCTCCACCTCATTCTCTCTTACTTCGCTCTCCAGTACGGGGAGCGCATGGAGTGGATCAAGCAGGAGTTTTTCAAGCGGTTCATAAACCCCGACATCTTCCTCATACAGAAGGAGGGTAGGGGGGTAGGCCAATACTACATACTACGCTCCTCGGCAGACCTTTCCACCTTGGAGCTTTCGACGGCTATAGATCGCTTCCGTGATTGGTCGATCAAGGAGGCGGGGATATACCTCCCCACCCCCGAGGAGCACATCCTGATAGACCAGATAGAGCGAGAGATAGAGAGTAACAAGCGATGGATATAACAGACGACATTGTGATGGAGGCTATCACGCAGCTCATCCGTGAGCTGTACGAGCAACACAAGCTCCCTCTGCATATACGCATCACTAGCGTATCTGAATATCTAGGTGTCCCCACAGAAGACATTAAGCCATCACTCCGAAGACTGCACTCTCGTGGGCTAATACGAGGGGTGCAAGGAATAAACAACACCTTCATTTCCTTGAGCAATCATGAACCCTGAATACTACCCCACCTCATCGCTCGTAGTCCTCAGACCAGAGGAGCTAAAGGCGATCATCGATACAGCGATAGCCTCTGCCGTGCACCGCCTTAGACACGAGCTGTCACGTAGCGACGAGCAGACGCAGGTAGTCGGTAGGCAGGCGATAATGGAATACCTAGGCATATCGACGAGAAAGACCCTGAAGGAACGTATGGACCGATACCCCTCCGCCTTCTTCTCCGACGGGAAGAGGACGCTAATCCTATTCACGGACAAGCTCCGAGAGCTACAGATGGAGAGCAACAAGATGCTCCGATCTACTAGCAGGAGACTAAAGTAAACACTTCCACCTACACCAGACTATGTGCAAGCACCGATATTACCCGATGGATATTCTCTTCCTCGAGGATGAGAAGATCGAGCTAATAAACTCCGAGATAGGTGATGTTGCCGTCGCTATCCTATCTAAGACTTGGGCTAAGCTCGCCCAGATGGACAAAGCAGGCTACAGCTACCCTGCCAACTGGAAGATGCTCAAGCTCGCTATCAAGTCTACCTCCTCAGTCAAGACTATAGAGAGGGTGATACGGGGCTTCGGACTATTCGCCTTCGAGGGCGAGGGAGACAGCGAGCGGTTCTACTCACCTAGGCTGCGTGAACACTTTAGAGCTCTCGACGATAAGGCGGATACATCATACGCCACCAATCAAGAAGAGGAGGTTGTCACGGATAGACGGGGGCGGATCTTGTCAAAAGATGCCCTAGAAAGAATGGCTAGAGGTGGTAAGAAATACAGACCATTAGACCAAGGTAGCACCAAGGTAGAGACCAAGGTAGAGGAAGGTAGCACCAAGGTAGAGACCAAGGTAGAGGAAGGTAGCGGGGGGATAATAGGGGGGCTAAACGCCCCCAGTAAAGAGGAAAGTTTAAAGTCTAAAGCCCCTAAAGGGGGTGTTGTGGCGGGAAGCGCTTCACGCTTCCGCCCTCCCACCCTAGAGGAGGTCAAGAGTTATCTTTTGGAGAAGGGGATAGAGATAGACGCCGAGAGGTTCGTCGCCTACTACGAGTCCAATGGCTGGATGGTAGGGCGCAACAAGATGAAGAACTGGAAGTCGGCTATCGTCACTTGGCAAAAGAACGAGGGCAGATACGGACAGAACACCACCTACCAACCAACACGTCCGCAGAAGAACCTACTCCCGTCTCAGCGCATCGAGACCGAAGCCGAAAGAACACCCGACCCACCATCGGAGAAAGCTCTGGAGGCTTTGAGATACCTAGAGGAAATCAAAAGGAAAGACAATGGACAAGGCAACACTTGATCGAGCCAAGGCGGATATGGTTTCAGTCGGCGTAAGGCCTAGACGCATCTTGTCAGACTCATACAAAGGCATATCCGTGGTCCAGGCTATGGCTATGGCCGAGGAGATAGGGCGCGAGCTATGCGGGGATCAGTTCCAGATAGGCGCCGACAACTCCGAGGCTTACCTCCGGGCAGTCACATGGGTGCTTGGCGATAGGGACAACGGGGTAGATCCAGACAAGGGGCTGTACATATACGGCCCGACTGGTACCGGCAAGAGCGTGATGGTATCCGTCTTGCACGAGCTGTCGCACAGGCTTAGGGCGCACTTCCTACGCTACGACATCCGTAAGCAGGAAGAGGTATACGCCCCTCTCCTGTGGGCTTATCGCAATGCCCCTGAGTATGTAGAGCTGTACGACGGGAGTATCCCTCAGTGGCTCAAGTACACACCCATCATCTGCATAAACGACCTCGGCACAGAGGTGCACGCCAAGTACTACGGCAAGGAGGTAGACGTGATCTCCGAACTCATCGGCTGGCGAACAGACAACCGATGGCAGGATCACAAGATGATCATCACGACAAACCTAACCTCCGATGAGCTGCAGCAATACGGGACTCGCACCATATCTCGGATAACTGGGTATTGCAACCTGATCGCCCTAAGAGGGAGAGACCTAAGGCAAAACTACACTACACAATGACACCACAGATAGTCCAAACAAATCAAACCTTCCGATACAACGGGAGTCCTATCACCTTCCAGCGGGGCGATAGTGTGATGGTCAATGCTACCGAGATGGCTAAGCCGTTCGGCAAGCTACCTAAAGACTGGATCAAAACGAAGCAGGCAGAGGAGCTAATTGCCTCTGTATCTTCAAATAGGAATATTCTCCCATTTGAACTGGTGCATGTGATACAGGGCGCTCCTGAAACTGGAGGAGGTACTTGGCTTCATGAGGATCTAGCCCTCATCTTCGCTCAGTGGCTTAGCCCTCAATTCTACCTCTGGTGCAACGACCGAGTGAAGGAGCTGCTAACAACGGGGGTAGCCGTAAACCCTCTAGCCAACGCTTCACGCTCCGAGCTCCTACGTCTTGCCTTGCAGGCAGAGGAGGAGAAGGAGGCTCTGCAGGCTAAGGTGCAGGAGGATGCCCCCAAGGTGGCGTTCGCTACGGCGGTACTTGCCTCCTGCACCTCCATCCTAATCGGAGAACTCGCCAAGATCCTCCGACAAAACGGTATCGACATCGGACAAAACCGACTCTTTGAGTGGATGAGATGCGAGGGCTTCCTCTGCAGTAAGCACGGAGAGATGCGCAACCAGCCAACGCAGAAGGCTATGGACATGGGGCTATTCGAGCTCAAGAAGGGTATCCGCTCAGGTAAGGACGGCGTACTCCACACCACGATCACGACGAAGGTGACACCCAAGGGGCAGCTCTACTTCATCAACAAGTTCACATCAGCAAAGCAATGAAAAAGAAAGATAAACCGGTGGTCAAGGAGTACATGGGCGGACTCTCGGAGGGTCGAGATGTATTCTCCCTCACCGATGAGGATATAGCCCTCATCGAGCACCGAGTATTCACCGAGCGCATACCACTAGACGAAGCCGTCAAGGACTTCCCGAGGACTACTCATGTCGTCTCCAATGCCCTCAAGGCTCATAACCCAGAGCTCCACAAGAGGATATTAGAAGAAAATAGGGAGATACGAAGGGAGCGCCGTAGAGAGATCACGAGCGAGCCGTGGTACAATGATAGCTGTACCCTCTTCTGGTCTCCCAAGCTGCTTATTCATAGAGGATACCTAAAGGCCTCTGGTGAAAACAAGAACATCGCAACATCAAACCAATAACAGGTACAGACATGAACGTAGAACTAACAGGGCGTATCACTCAGATACTTCCCCTAGAGCAAGGGCTCTCCAAGGCGGGTAACGCTTGGCGCAAGCAGGTGTTTATCCTCGAGACGCAAGACCAGTATCCTCGCAAGGTAGCTATCTCGCTACTGAACGACAACATCGACAAGCTCCCCCTGCAAGCGGGCGCAGTAGTCACTGCCAATCTCGACATCGAAAGCCGTGAATGGAACGGCAAGTGGTTCACTGAGGTGCGAGCTTGGCAGGTCACCTACCCGCAAGCACAGCCCGTAGCGCAAGCCACCCAGCCCACGACTCAGGCATACACCCAGCAGGCATACACCCAGCAGGCATACACCCAGCCCGTAGCAACTCCAGCTCCAGCCCCTGCACAGCCACAAGCAGCCGAAGATCTCCCATTCTAACACAACCAAGCAAACAGAGACATGAACAACGAGAAGACCTCATACCTGAGAGAAGACCTAACCAGCTACTTCACAAAGCTAAAGGAAATGCTGTCGGAATATGAAAGGAATTGTGAATCTGTATATGTGCTTAAAACTCTGCCAATATATCAAGGTAGCAAAACATACACACAGGAGGATGTATCTAAAATATCATTATCCTTCAATGCTGTTTCGCTAGCCTTTATATCGTTTAATCGGGCAATGGCATCCGTAGACAAGATGCTAGAACTTATACAGAACGAGGAGTAAAGATAGATATGGACACAACGCAATACACCCTCGACCAAGAGGGCGCACGTAGGTACTTTGCCGACCTCAAGGATATGCTGAAGCCATACAAGGGCATGGAGAGTTTTGCTCTTTCCCAAAAAGGAAAGACAATCAATAATCTCAGAGATAGAGAACTGCTACAGGCTGCCGTCCAAATAGCAGTCTGTGATAAAATCTCAGAATTGGCTATCGAATATCTGAACGAATGCGTAGGCATCAATATCAAGATACTAGACGGCCTTGGCAACGATAGGCAAGAAGACACCGAACAACAAGACAACGGCAATGAGTAAGAGACGAAAGCAGACGAAGCGACCCAGCGGGAGAGACTTCGCCCGATCCTTCCTAGAGATGATTATCGCAAAGGGCAAGGAGTTCGAACGGATGAAGCAGGAAGAAGAACGAAACAGATGAGTAAAAGATATACCCACATCATCGGGATAGACCCAGACAGCAAGGCCTCGGGCGTCGCTGCACTAGACCTCGCAACGAGGGAACTAACCCTAAGTACGCAACCCTTCTTTTCGCTCACAGATATGCTGGAGGATGCCAAGGCGTCCGACCTAGTGTTGCCAGGGCGTAAGACCCTCGTGGTGATCGAGAATGCGTACAGCACCTCCCACAATTGGCACTACAACGTCAAGGATACCCGTGGGACGATAGCCAAGAAAGGCTATTCCGTCGGCCTCTGTGCCCAGACCTATAACCTGCTAAGGGTATGCCTACAGATGAAGGAGATAGACTTCATCGAGCAACTCCCACTAACCAAGATTTGGCGTGGGGGTGGCGGTAAGATCTCCCATGAGGAGCTAGTAGGTCACTGCAAGCGTAACCGAGTGACCCTACACCCGTCGAGCGAAAAGAGGAGCAACCAAGAGGAGCGTGACGCAGCGCTTCTCGCCCTCCTTCACATAAGCACAAGACCACCACAGATATGATAATATCATCCGACATCAGAAATATAGACTTCGGCAAGCTCAGAGACATGGACATGTCAGTAGGGGCTCTGTACGCTCACTTGGGCTATCTATCCAGCCTAGACCACGAGCTGGACGCCAAGAACGGGCGAGCCCATGGGACGTCGGTAATGCAGTCCAAGCCCTTCCGTATGTTCCTCCGACAGCTATTAGTGTACCACATCGTACTAGGCCTCCGAAAAGCCAGACTAAAGCAGTCAGATAGGGCGGTCGCCAACCTCCTCAAGAGAAAGGATAGAGTAGCCGAAGCTAAGGAGCTATCAGTAGAGCCCTACCAGATAGTGAACTTTGGCAAACGTAAGCTCCTCGTAGTGATTAGAGAGCAATCGGCCCCCGAGTTCACCTCTGTGTACGACCCAAACCGAAGCCTAGAGAAGTATGGAGAGACGTCTATCCTATCATGGAGTTACTACCTCTACTACATAGACAGAAAGGCTTAATGGAGGTATCACCCATTGGGCTCATTGAGATAACAAACATATAAGCATGAGTACAATACTCCTAGTCATACTCTCACCGCTCATCGTCGTAGCCTCGTACTACTTGGGCTACGAGCGGGGCTGGATAGATCGCGACCGAATGGTGTAACTATCAACATAAGCTATCACCATAGTCAGATATAGTGATAGCTCCCACCTCTCAGTTGTTGCAAAACATGCAACAACTCCAAACCTCCCAATAACAACTAACAACCAACGACAATGCTAACAGCAGTAATTCTATCGACTATCGCTATCCTACTAGCGATACCAGCTACCCTCCTACTCGTGTCCTTTGCACGTGAGCTGTCCGCCCTGAGGGGACAGCTAGAGGCCTACCAGAACAAGGAGACCCGACACTTCAAGGATGCGTCCACCCGCATCGAACGTCTCGAGAGGCTCGACGACGCCAAGCATAAGCGTATCGGTCGCCTAGAGGAGTCCCTCAAGCATAAGGCAGAAGCACGGAAGCCAAAGGCAAAGAACGAACAAGACGGACAAGCAGAAACGACAAAGTAATGGACAGCAACACAATCATCCTAGCCCTAATAGGCATCGCTATTGTGTGCGTCTCCAACGTGATAGCATACAACTGGGGCAAGACCTACGGCTTTGCCCTAGGACGCACAACCTCGGTAAGGGAGATAATCACCGAGAACATTCCGAGCATACCAGAGGAAACCCTCACGGTGACAGTCAAACGTAAAAGAAACAACAAGCAACCACAATGAAAGCAACAGACACCCAGATAGGAGGTAGCTACTATAAGGATATGCCCTACCAACCGATCGCACTAATCGATAAGCTGGAGTTAGATTACTTCAGTGGTAATGTCCTAAAATACCTCTGTCGCTACAGACAAAAGGGGGGTATTAACGACTTAGAGAAGGCTAGACACTACTGCCAGTTAGCTAAGGAATTAAATGTCATTATGTTCTCCCCATCAACCTTGGACACCGAGGAAGTAGAGGACTTCGTACGTATTAACGAGATGAGCGAAGAGGTCGGAGAAATCATCCTATACGACTTGCTTGAAGGTAGATGGGATGATGCTATCGATGACATCAATAAGCTCATAGAAGCCTACAAGATAGAGCAATACGACGCTCCAATCCCCCCGCTCACATGCGCAAAACATCAGTTTCTCGTACGTCGATCGAAGGACGAGCAGAATACCTACGATGTATACCAACTAGCTGTACATAACGCTGGGGATGTAACAGGTGGTATGCTCTTGGGCTCATACCCATCTCTTAAAGAGGCGGAGGACTACGCAGAAAGGATGCGTGACGAATACGACAAAATAGGGAGGGAATAACCATCTCGATGAGGAACAACATAAACAAACAGCAACACAATGAACTACTACGAACTAGCCAAGGAAGTCCACGCTAACGCCGTGGCTAAAGGCTTCTGGGACAAACTACGCAGCTATCTGCATTACTTTATGCTCGTAATTACCGAGCTATCCGAGGCCGTGGAGGCGCACCGAAAAGGACGTACGGCCTCCATTCCAGAGGGTATAGAGGACTTCCCAGATAAAGCCTTCATCCCTTCCTTCGAGGCTCACATCAAGGACACTGTGGAGGATGAGCTGGCAGACACTGCCATCCGATTGCTCGATATTTATGGCGGAATAATCGAGAAAAAGGAGGACACCCCCGACATCACCGAGCAGGTAAAGGAGAACTACTCGCATGCTAGTGACTTCGTCGAAGAACTTGAAGAATTCACCGAATGGGCTTTCATCCTAGCACACGACCTAAGTGAAAACCCAATTATGTGTACCCCACTGCTAAAGGTATACAACGGCCTATGCACTCTCCTCTGTATGGCCGAGCGTCTCGGTATCGACCTCGAGCGACACGTCCGCCTCAAGATGCGCTACAACGCAACCCGCCCACGACTACACGGAAAGAAGTACTAAGATGAAAAGGATAAAAATATTTCTCCTCGCCTTGATAGGTGCAGTGGTAGTCTCCTGCAACGAGCCAGACCATTACACGGGAGTCGTAGTGAATAAAGTATACCGACGTGATGCGCACAATGATGTACATATCATTGTGCTTATATCTCACGACGGGAAGCACTCTGTCTTTGTCGACGAGACTACATACCACAAGTATAACATCGGCGACGTAGCCACCGTCGAAAATAGTACATGGTGGTGATACTAACCAGCAACGAAATACAGCTATGATACAAGTAAACGAAGAACAGCTGCAAGAGAGAACTAGAGCTATAATATCAACTCTCAACAGCGCAGACCACAAAGTCCGTAACATTCGGTCTGACATCGAAGACCTCCTACAGATTAGGGTCGTGGATATTCCAGAGTCGATAGAAACGACGAGGAGACTCCTCGGTAAACTTGAGGCGTTCATGCACACCATACGGGAGGAGGCTATAGCAATAGAGGCTGAAATCAACGGTTCACCATCAGAAGAAAGCAAGCTATGAAAATATTCCTCTCATGCCTACACGACAGAATAGCCTACGAGTACACTAGTAAGCGTAAGGAATTCCTCATATATGCAGATAGCTGGCAGGAGGCTGTCGAAAAGCTCAAGCAGTACAAACGGCTGATTGGCTGGTTCGACGCGGACGAATACGCCAGAGAACTCGACGACATCGTCGATCTTGATATTGATGGACTAGACGAAGAAGAAATACTACATGGCAAACTCAATGCCTACCTCGTGAACGAGGTCGGGGACGGAGGATATTATAAGTGTGGGGCGATTGTATTTGGAAAATCTGCCGCCGAGGTAAGGCGAGCACTACCAGAGTACACCAAGAACACCATCTTTGTTATCTCCGCCCTCCCCAAGATAGAAGACATCATCCTATAACCCAACAAAACTCTATAAAAGGCAATGATTATAGCAATCGACTTCGACGGAACTATCTGTCAGAACGAGTACCCCGAGATAGGCGACCCCATGCCCCTAGCGATATGGAGCATCAAGAAGCTAAAAGAGCGGGGGCACGACCTCATCCTCTGGACGTGCAGGCAAGGAGAGCAATTGGACGACGCCGTACAATGGTGCAAGGAACATGATATACCGTTCGACCTAGTGAACGAGCATGAGCCGAACAACCTCAAGGCCTTCGACGGAGTTTCTGGCAACAAGGTGTTCGCCGACATCTATATCGACGACCATAACCTCGGGGGCTTCCCCGGCTGGGAGCGGGCCATGGAGATCATTATCGAGGCCGAAGCTCCCAAGCTGGAGTGGATGAAAAGCGAAGAATTCCCTCAGGAGAATGCTATTGGGTATGCTAAGATTAGCCGCTACACCCAGATGGTATACTTCTGTTTCAACCATGACTTTGGGTATGGACCATGCTGGAGGTGTTTCCGAGGCCTACTCCCCATAGTGATAGACCCTAGAGTCATCTGGAAGTATGAAATCAATGAGACACTCAGGGAAGGCTTTGCGCTAAAGGAAGAGGCCATATCTTACTGCGATGAAGACTTCAAGGAGCTACTCCGAGAACTACGACGGCCACAACTTACGATGCTAGCTTAATCACTAAACAAAAAGAGAATGAAGTACATCGTAAAGAACAGGCTCACCGACGCTATCTGCGGTGAGTTCGAAACATATGGACAAGCAGGGAAGTGGGTGGAGGAATACACCCACGAGCAAAATGAAGGGCTATCACCTGACAGCCCAGAGTATTGTTCACCCTTTGACTTCATCCTTGTGTCTAAGTAACCAGAGTGCGCCCTGCTTGGGTCTAGCCTCCCCTGCTAACACCTCCTTGGGGAGATCAGTGCAGGGCGCACCCTTAACAACGACGACAATCATGACAAGAGAAGACGTAAGAGCCCAGCTCGCAAAGAACCCACTGGTGTGGAGGGTGATACATGATGGAACCACTTCCTACTATAGGTTGGAGTGTATACACAGATCTAACCGTGTAAAGATTTTCAATAACACATTAGTGTACTACACTATCAGAATACAGCGTAATACGACTAAAGGTACTAGTCTCAAGCTAGACGCTATATTGTCAGTAGTTATGGAAAACAAAGAGTTGGAGCTGTTAGGTTTCGAGCTCCCTGAATTTAGTGTTGGCGAGGCGTCTAAAACGGTCAGTAATTATCACGAGCCCTGTAGAGTCGAAAAACTTGAAAGTATGGCAGAAGCCCACCGCCTAGACCTCATCTGTGAGATACTTGGCATAAAAGAATAACCAACCAAAGAGAAATATGACAGAACAAGAAATCAGGAAGCTCATCCCAGAGCTCGTCTGGGAGAAGGTCGATGGACATGGACTCGAGAAACACCAAGCTCTAGACTACAATTTGGAGAAAGAACGATTGAGCTACAGAATAACCCGCTACCACCGAGATGCCGAGGAATTCTATGCTCTCTCCAGGGAGTCTAAGGGCGATGTGTTCAAGGGATACCAGTATTGGAGTATTGCGAAAGCCTGCTCGCTGGAGGAGGCTAAGCAACTAGCCCAAGAGCACCGAGCAAAAGCCATCTGCCAGATGCTAAGGGCAGAGTCATCCAGCGACCAGCCAGAGAAGCCAGCAGAGGACAGCCAGCCCATCAACGTGCGGGAGCTCCTAGAGGAGGAACGTGACCGTCTTGCCGACGAATGTAACCGTGGCGAATGGGACACCCTCCCCAACGAGATGAAGTACTTCAAGCGAATGCAGTACGACACACTGCTCACATACCTCACCCTGCTAGACCAGCTGGCAGAATGCGAGGCTAAGAACGCAGAACTAAAACGACGCAACGAGCTATGAGACGGCTATACCTCACCTCCGCCCTGCTACTAGCTACTATCTGTACAGCCTGTAACAGCTCGCCATCACCATACAGAAGTGGCTATGTAGAAGGGAAACACCTCCGTATGGAGGGGAGGGATACCACCTATGTTGTGTTATTCGGTAACTATAACGGGCTTGCGGTATGGGAGGTGCACTCCGCCGTGGTATCCAAGGAAGACTACTACAATGTCAATAAAGGCGACCTCGTCGAGTTCGACGTGGAAGCAGGCAAGAACCCAAGAGACAGAAAGCAATGAACATCTACCAAGCAAAGGTCGTGTATGCCAAGATCGGGCACGGAACGACCACCGAGAACTATCTCGTGAAAGCCCACAACCTCACCGAGGCGGAAGTCCTCATCAAGGCTGAGGTGAAGACTAGAGCGGCCAACGACACACCTATCGAGGTGAAGACTATCACCAAGAAGAAGTTCGAGGACGTGGTTCACACCCCTGCAGGGAAGGACATGGACGTCCGCTACTACATCGTCAAGGTTGTGGAGGAGGACGAAAAGGAGACACTGCACAAGCATACCTACCTCGTCACCGCATCAAGCCTAGGAGAGGCGTACGAGACGACCTACTACAACATTCCATGCGAGCGCACCCTCTCCATCGTGGAGACGGACATCCTAGACTTCCTTTCAAAAGAATAGAGAATATGAGAAGCTCAGATAACCTCATAACGAGGATAGTAGAACACATCTTTGGTATTAAGTACTATGCCAACATAGTCCAGAGAAAGGATCTGACAGACAGAGTCAGCCCTATAGAGCTGTCCTCCTACATCTTTCGGACAAAGAGGGAGGCTCTTAGGCATAGCTTTAGAGTGGAGGACTCTCTTACGCATAGGTTCATAGGAACTATCTCCTTTAGGTCACGCAAGCCACTCATTTAATGAAAATGAGGGGCGTACCCACTCAGTTATTTATCTTTCCAGATATGATTAAGAGACTAAAAGACCTCCTACTTCAGAGGTGGCTTTACGTAATAGTAGATAGTAGCGACTCATCCATTACCCTATCCCCCATTCTATTCAAACGAATGGGGGGTAAGGCTCTTTCTGGGGCTAAGGCTCTCGTCTTCCGAATGTCCACATCTGGCAAATATGCCTTCACAATAAACCCAGACGTAGGGGAAGGAGCCCTCCTTGCAGATATTCAGTATAACTACAAGTACAAGACTATCGGATTTGAGACCCTCATCCCAACAGTAAGCAGAATTCTGTACGACTACGGCCTAGCGGAAGGTCGGATGCACATCCTCCACGTAACCACAACTATGGTTAATGACATGGAGATCTTTGTGATGAACCCACCCCGCAGCAAGAAGTAACCTACTATCGCTTATCAAATATGATCAAGGAACTCAGATACGCTGGATACACAGCCAGCACCTCCGACTACGATAGCCCAGATGGTGACCTTTCATTATCGTTCGGTCTCATAAAGGAGGATGGATACCTACGAACCCTTCCAAATACAGGAGGCAGGTCTATACCCAAGGAGGACGGAGTAGACCTAGAGGCCATATACCTACATCAGTCCGCCTCGTTCCTCCACTTGATTATCTTGGAGCCAAGATCTAGGAGGCTATTCTATGCAGACTACGATGCCAGCGGATCAGATATTGGACAGCCTAAGCCAATAGGGAATATACCAGCAGACCTAGTCAGCGTCCACTCTATGGGGAATACGCTGATGGTAATCACCAAGACGGGTATGCACTATTACCTATGGAAGGGGGTAGAGAAGGGCTACAAGCACCTAGGGGAGAAGATCCCCGAGATGCCGATAGCAATCGACATAGGCTTTAACCTAAAGAGTGAAGGCAGAGACCTCGACAATAACCATGACCCACAACATATTTACTCCAGAGCTGCTCCAACTACGAATAAGCTAATAGCAGATATATACCAGTCTGGTAAGTTCGTCTTCCCATTCCTTGTTCGTTACGCCCTTCGCCTATATGATGGATCGCTTACCATGCAGTCTGCGCCCGTCCTACTAGCCCCATCGGACGGAATGGAGATGAGGGTAACCGAGAGATATGTGCTTATCACTGCATTCACTGGTACGCTGCACTACAACTTGCTCAAGCCTCATGCCCTTGATGAGTGGACGGACATAGTTAAGTCCGTGGAGTTCTTCATTTCACCTCCTATATACACCTATGATCAGGAAAAGTTTGAGAACAACATAGTAGAAGGCGCTGGATCCGGATATGAAATACAATCATTCTCATTTCTAGACCAAGAGACAAAGCTACGGACAGTGGCTAAGGTTGAGGTAAACGAAGGCGACAACCAGAACTGTACCCATACAGACTGGAGGGGAAATAAGAGTTTTGGGAAAACCTTGTACGACAGTGAGGCGCCATCATGGAGGGCTATCTCTCTGTTAAAACAAGGAGGATATGATCCGGCTCGATACGATCGATGGGGGAAGGTACTAGACAATATACGAGATGCCTCCACCTTCTATCATCTATACACACTCGACTTATCTACACCCGACAACCTAGACTTTACTAGGAGGCCTGTACCCATATCACAAGGGTATCTCCCATCTCTAACTTCACATGAGAGCCTCAAGGACGACTACCAGAGCCACGACCTTATTATCCCAAGCTCGGCCTTTGTCTATAACAGCAGGCTGAATATAACGGACATTAAGCGTAAGATCCTAAACGAGCCTGGGATGCTGATCCTATCCTCTCACTCCGAGAATGCCATTATGCCTTATGGTGTCGAGGTTCAGGTTCGCTTCATCATTACAGACGACAACCAGAATAAGAGGATCATTTTGGGGCACAAGTTCCGAAGCCGGCACGCACACGAGAGCCTGTCATATATATACTGCCCTTATCCCAGATGCTCTACAGCTGTCATTGTTATCTATAGCGGGAGTGGAGTGAGCTATGCCGAGGTTAAGATGAAGCCCCACAACTTCCTGTCTGGGTCTGTATTCTTTCGGAGTCTATTCTATCAGCATGAAACTAGGATCGTTGAGCCGTCTGTCATTGATGAACTATTCCCATTGTCTACACCCGAGGAACTGACATACAACGTCCCCAATAAGATCTACACCTCAGAGGTTAATAACCCCTTCCACTTTCCACTTAGTGGAATAAACACTATAGGGACTGGCCGTATCATTGCTATCAGCTCTGCCACCAAGGCGCTATCTGAGGGGCAGTTTGGACAGTTCCCCCTATACGCATTCTCATCGGACGGGGTCTGGGCGCTTGAGGTGTCGCCCACTGGTTTGTATTCTGCACGGCAACCCGTCTCTCGGGAAGTATGCTTGTCCCCAAGCAGTATTGCACAGACGGACACAGGCGTGATATTCGCCTCACGAAGGGGGGTAATGATGCTCAGCGGATCGACATGCGTGTCTATCTCTGATGCCATACACACCGAGGGGGAAGAGATATACAGATCTCCGTCCGAAGACTACATGAGAAAGATCATGAGGGAAGTCGGGTTCAACAATGAGGTGGAGGCATTCTCCCCAAGATTGATGGACATTCTCACAGAGCACTGCTCAATTGCATACGACCACAAGCACCAGAGGGCATTCGTCTACAACTCGCTGATGAAAGCCCATGGGGCGAAGCAAAAGCGGGTACACCCTTGCATGCTCGTATACTCCCTTAGGCACAACTCTTGGGCATCTGATCAGAACTATATACTCAGGTCTATAAACGCATACCCAGACACTGTTATCGTAAGGGTGGACGACAAGACGATAGTAAGACTGTCGGAGGACAAGTCCATACGAGATAGATGTTGCACCATAGCTGTCACGAGGCCTATCAAGCTGGACAACCCTAGTGAGCTCAAGACCATCGACACTGTCATCCAGAGGACGGACTTTGATCTGACTGATATACCTATGGCGCTGTTTGGGTCAAATAACATGGTAGATTGGTTCGTTGTGTCCTCTGCCTCTAGGGGGAAATATTTGAGAGGGTTCAGTGGGTCTCCATATAAATTCTTCTCGCTGGTGTTTTCTATTCCTATCAATAAGGACAACAAGAGGTACACCCCCTCCCGACTATCTGGTGCCTCTATCCAGTACAGCATCAAGCACCCCAGACGACTCAGATAGGACGAGATCGCCCCAGCCTCAAGATGAGAGCTGGGGCGATCAAGTGAAATCCATAAAACGCCCGATGGAAATCACATCCCAACAGATGAACACAACGTAAACACCCTAAAGATACAACTTATATCCAAACCCTCAAAATGGGCTGGGCTTCAATCGAATACGGCTAACACGATTATTCTGAATATGCTTTATCTGACCCATCAGCTCCTCTCGCTTCTCCCTCCATATCGCGAGACTCTCACGCCCTGTCAGACTCAGCCAATCATAGAGCACCAGAGCGACTAGATACTCGTGGATGAGATTCTCTAGGTAGCATAGAGTCGTATGTGACATTGTGACAGGGACGATCATACATATCACCCATCCCTCACCATCCTCCAGTGGGAGGTTATCTCGATACTCTACCCCAAACTCAGAAAGCATATTCCTCGTGTAGGGATATAGAGCCTCCTCGCACTCAGATACCCCGAGGTCAAGAATGCGTTTCACTCGGTCGATATTCCCATCTTCAGCGATGTCCTTTATCTGATGCGTATCCACCCCATTGGAGCCAGATATATCCCTGCTTTCCCCCTCTATATATGCTGCGTTGCGAATGTCATACAGGAGCTCCTTTAGGCAAAAGTAGAGGTGTGCCCGCTTCTTCTTTACCTTGGAATAGCTATCTATGATGATAGTCTCTTTCATAATGCATACTATTAGTTCATTGTCTACTTGGACGAAGACGACGAGACAAGAGCAGCCTTAGCCTTCCGATCTGGTCATCCGCCATTCTGTGCCAAACCTCAGCACCGCTTGGTCTGACAAGCATATACCAGTCGCCGATAGCCTGATAGACAAGGGTCTGGTGTATGGCTTGAGAGACTTCCTTTAGGGTTGTTGCATTGTAGTTCATGGGCATGGATAGCTTTATGATCAGACTTCGTGCTCCAGACTGCATCTGCGTATTGGTCTCGTCTGCACTTGACATCCCCCAGTACTCCGATATACTACTCTGTATACTGGAGAATGAATTACCGATACTACGCATTATCTGGTTCTCGCTCCAGTCCTCACTATCAGCCTGCTGCATAGCGACCTGTTCGGCGCTATCCCCGCCGGCTCCTGCTACCTCCCCTGATGTGTAGGTCTTATTCTGTATATCATAGATAACCTCAGCTAGGTGTATGGTTACCTTTACTTCTTTTTTTGACATATCCCTATGGTTTATGGGGCTACCCTTCGTGGTCGCATCTTATACCACACCTTACCCTTTACGCTCCTAAGGTATTCCTCTGATCGCTTGGCGTGCTTGGTGGCGTCCTCCTGCTTGTCCACTATCTCATACCATCGACTGAGGATGGAAGATACAAAGACGCTATGCAGTCCTGTTTCAATACTTCCAACCAACCTATCATCAAACGAGCTCGGTACTTCAAGCCTCAATTGGTAGTTTTTACTTAGATCTATACCTCGGCTGATAGGTTGCTCCGATACACTTTTTAGGTATCGCTTCATTTCACCCGTCACCGCATTGCATGTCTCCACCCAATACCGCTCCAGCAACTCCCTGTCCTCATCCGTGGTAAAGATCCTTTCGTAGGCACTCTCATCCGAGGGCAGCATCTTTACTGATTCATAGCTTGTTTCTTTAGCCACCTCATCATAGACCGCCACCTTATTCACCAGTAGTTCTACTTCCTTCATCCCAATATCCTATATTTGGTCTTTTGTAACCGTTTGTCTATGAGTTTGTTGCGATCGATATTAGCCTCATGTGCATACCAGACGCCGTGATTTTTGGCCTTATTCTGACCTTTTGCTCACCTCGCATATAAGGCGAGCAAAGGCAACGCAACACGCTGAGACACAGATCACTGTTTGTTTGCCTGCCATTTGCTCCACCTCCTTTTATGTTAGATGAGCCGACGAACGAGTGGTAGCCACACCCTGCGGGTCTTGACACCTATGTAGCCGAGGCCTGCCACGGCAAGCACCCAGAAGCCTGCTATCTGTCGCTTCTGCCACTTGCCGAGGGGCTTCTCTACTTCACGCACCTCAGTCTTGCGAACCTCTCGATCTTTGTAGACTATACTATCTCGATAAACAATAGGGGTCTCCGTCTCTATTGGGCGGGGGCCCGCCTTCGTCTTCAGCTCATGCCAGAGCGTACCGTTAGCATAGACGTGCGCCGTGCTGACCGCCCAGTCGTTCTCGAGGCGACTAGTGCTATCCTTGACCTTGGCGACAGCCACCTGCTGGGGCACATGGATACGCACCGTGTCACGTTTGTAGACCGTCCGCTCTACCACCTTGGTGTAGACGCTATCCCGTCTCACTTCACTCTGGCTGGGTGGGGCTTTCCGCCGTGCCCCACAACCAAACAAGATGAGTAGTAGGATGATGGTTATCACCCCCACGACCATACACCTCGTTACGTCGTCTTTATTCTTGAAGTCCATGATACATAAAATGATACCTTAAATGATACTTTACTTGCCCTCCAGCTTCTCGTGAACCTTGTCTACGAAGTCCGCCCCAGAGCCACCGCCACCTGCAGGCGGAGTCTCTGGCTTAGGGTCTGGTCTACCGCCCTCGGGGGGGCTACCATAGAACTCGGGGTGCCACTCCTTGTCTAAAGCCTCGGCCTCGGCCTCAAGCAAGACCTCCCAATCTCCAGACCACTCCGTGCGGGTGCGAACGATACGACCGATAGCCTTGAGCTTTCTATTGACCAGCATATGCCCCTCTGGAGCGTCTAGTCTTACAGAAGTTTCCTTATCCATACAACACTGATTATTCGTTATCTATAGGTTATTGTCCAGCCCTTACCCGAAGCCACACCTCCCAGCTCCGCCATCTCTGCGGGGTGTCTGTCCACCAAGCTCTGAGGCAGGTACATCACTGTACCAGTAGAGACGCTCTTAGCCTCATTGATGAGGTAGCGTACACTCTCTAGGGAGAGTGCAACAGACTGAAACGCTATGAGCTCGCGCCCAACTCCCTTTAATCGTATCTCTCTGAGGTTCGGACATCCTGTGATGAGACTGGAAATGTTAGTAGCCACAGACAAGTCAATGACGCCCTCTACTTCCTCTAGCATCGCACACCCATCAAAAAGATACTGAGCATTGCTTATCATGTTACCCCCAAGAGATAGCTTTACCCTCTGGAGTCTTTTGCTCCCATAAAACGCCGCAAATACATCTGTCACCTTGGATGCATCGCCAATAGTTACAGATCCAAGCGAAGTACACTCTGCGAAGGAGTAGAATAGCGAAGCGTTCTGTGGCATTGCTCCGATCACCACAGACTCTAGCGAACTCGCCTTATGTGCAAAACTTCGCATACTCGTCAAGTTCGGAAGGTCTGGTAATGTGAGCGTTTTGACCTTCACACTCTCTTGGATAAAGCTTTCCAAGTTCACTGCTCGTTCTATACCTAGAATATCTGGGACTCGAACTAGGTTAGGACATCTTCCAAATACCCACGATAGATTAGCAGCTGTATACCCTTCGTCCACCTCCATATCAGGAAGCACCTCATCTTTCCACTGATAGCACTGTTGATCTTTAAAGATTTTTAGGCGTGTCGACTTCAGCCTACGGATCTTGTCTGGCAACACAGCGAGGCCATCATTATCGTCGACCGATACCCCCACCTCTCTGAGTGCTTTCTTTACTTCTTCCCTATCTCGCATTAGTGCAAGCAATTCATCTGCTACTGCTTTAGGTGTATTCATCATCTTGTTCCTCTTATGTTCTTGATTTGTTCGAGCACAACGAGCCACCCACCAGTTGCCCATTGCTCTTCTGTCATCTTGGGGCTATCGTTGGTGGTGTCTAGGTATATTTGGTAGGCACTGTCCCCCTTCTCTCCTTTGTGGCTAGCCAGCCACTCTGGGAGCGTCTTCTTCGGGTTGTCCGTGGTTGTGTCTAGGTAGCTTTGGTAGGCACTGTCCCCCTTCTCTCCTTTGTGGCTAGCCACCCACTCATCCTCGGACAACTTGGGGTTATCCTTAGTCGTCTCCAGATAGCTCTCGTAGGCGCTTTTGCCCGTAGCGAGCTGGGCTATAGCTACAGAGATATTTGCCTTAGGGAGACCAGTGTCAGATCCATCAGACACCACTTGACATAGATCTGCCTGCAGTGTTACGTCTCGGTAGCCATCAGAAAACCTAGCATCCTCCTCACGCACCTTGAGGCGAAGCCTATACAATCCAAGGCTCATCCTCATAGTGAGCTCTTGCGAGATTTCTATAGCGAGCAAATGTCCATCTATACGCACTTCAACAGCTTCCACTAGACCAGAATCTGACAGCACCTCAGCGTCAATTTTCGTCAGCGTATGTGGGTCTATCACATCAGCCACATCGGGGTCTGGGCTCGTTCCGATCTCTCCGTCGTGCCTGTATAGCGCAACGGAGAAGATAGTATCAGTTCCTATCCTTACCCTCGGGGCGTTGCTTCGTGTTTTATTCGTGCATCCCATACTTTGTATTCTTTGGAGATAAATCGGAATTTCCGATTTTTCAATTCCTGCACCAGCTAGGAGTGGAGCATTCGCCTGTCTGCTTGATGGTTAAGATATGATATGGCAAATGCAACCACTCCTCCAGTGCAAATAATCACCCTAAAATCGTGTAATGCCTACCATCGTAGCGCATCACCTTCCCCCGTGGCTTACTCCCCTTTGGTGCTACAGAGACGTGCACCCAACGGCCACCACCCTTGGGGCGTTCGTCGATGAGCTGGTCGAACCCTCCGAGCTTGCGGATAACATCCATTAGGTGCTCAAGGTCGGGCACAACGAGGTCGGCTGCTAGCCCCTGCTTATGCTGGCTGGAGGATACCCCACCGACCAAGGCATTGAGCTGAGGGCATCGGTAGCCCGAGGATACCCGTATGGGCTTCCCGTAGGCCTCTCGGACGAGGTCTAGGTAGTCCATCAATCGGTGCAGGTTCTCCACGCACGAAGCAGGTGGAGTATTGTCTATCGCATACGCAAGAGCGGTGTTGCTCTTAGTGAGCTCCTCCAGCGTAAAGTACTTGTGCTCTGTATTCATCATACATTCCTCCCTACTTGATTATCTCGTATCTCGCTCAGTAGCTGTCTGAGCTCCTTAATATCATCACCAGAAATCTCCTGAGACAGGTCTTTCGCCATCTGCCTAAACTGTCGTAGGCTCTTCACGACATTCTCCTTATCTCGCTTAGGGCTGTTCTCCCAGACAGAGAAAAGCTCGTTGCCAATGAAGGCAATAGATAGCGCCATAGACAAATATGGGACTTCGGCGATATGCATTAGCCCCCACACGTCTGTCACTAGCAGCAATACATCCGGGAAGCCCACGGAGAATAATAGCATGTAGTACTCCTTAAGCTTAGCGAAAGTACGCCTAATACCCCAGCTATTGAGCTTGGGGGATAGCTTCTTGACGACATCATCCAGACTTCCTGACTCCTTCCCTTCCTTGATAGCCTTCATTGCCAGCTCCACGGCGAACCGTTTATCTCTGCGGATGGCACTCCTCACGTCTACCATGCAGACGATAAATACAGACACATAGCAGAGTACGATCACTACTGCCCCAAGCGTGAACTCCCCACGGCTAAAACTACTGAAATCTAAGTAGTTCTGAACTTCTAAAACACTCATAATACTATAATGTTAGGTTAATTACGGCTTATAGTTAGGCCCGATGATCATGAAGCTAAACGGGACTTCATTGGTCTTTGAAGACCCGATGCCCGTAACAACATTAAAGGTATTAGCCTCCTTGCCCTCCATACGTGCCATTACGTCATTCGATGGGTTATACCCAGACCTCCATAACGGTGTTAGCTGAACTGTATACCCCAAGTGTCCAAGGTTGTGGGTCACTTGGTACACTCCTTCCCCCAATCGCTGCACATAAAGAGCCCCCTCGGACAACGACCCAAAATTTGAGGTTGTCGTCCCAAACGAATACTCATCGGGATAGTATTCTCCCGCATACAAGATACCCGGGATATTGACGTTCCCAATAACCTGAAAGAACTTGCCATTAGGCCCGACTGTGGCATCAGCATGGATTACCTTATTCTTCCCGAAGAACAGACTCATACCTCGGCTACCGAAGACAACTTCACGAACCAAGTCGTTCACCCCCGACACCTTCATAGCCCCTACGAATGATTGGTATTCTACTATGAGCTTAGAGCGTATGCCGTTATTATCCATTGATATATGCGTAATATCACAATCAATAGTAACATATAACGTATATCGACCCTTCTTGACGCCAAGTATAATCTTGGAAAAGCCCTCCAGACTACCATGCATCTCACCCTCATACGAGCCATATCTGTCTTGGTCTAGGCTCTTCAGCTCACTAAAACCTCCATCACCCGGATTAAGCTGGTTGTTACCACCACCTCCACCGAGCCCCCCCCCGCCGATGTTTGGATTTGACTCTGGCATATTCTGCTGGCTGAACGTCATAAAGGCACGTTCATCCATAACATCATCCCCTCCATCCCGAGCCAGTCTAACCCTAACCTCTACGGTCGGGTTCATAATATTCTTTCCCGTTGTTGTCGCACGGGCTGTTATGCTCCATGGTAGATTTATACTGAAAGTAGATCCGTCATTGAGCACATCAACAGAGACTGACGCAAGGAGCATCTCACGCACGCCCGGATCCGTATTCCATATCATGCGAGACCCACCAGCTCCGTCTACTCGCTTATTCGTTTCCTGCGAAGCGGAATTGAGCATATCAGAGAGAGAGGACTGACTGCCTCCTATACGGACTGTAGGCTCGCTGGGGCTCTTTGGCCTAAAAGAGACCACAGCCCCCCCCTGCTCGATATACATGTTGCCTATATGCCCCATACCATCATGGAGAAGTTCCACTACAGCCTTATATTCTGGAGTGCCGAAGTCTGACACCCCAGAGGCGAATGCTGGCAGGTTCTTCGTCCCAGCCATGAAGCTACGAATACCTCCACGTGCGACATCTCGTGTCGCAAGCACATTGGAAAGGACAAGACCCCCATATACTTTGGTGTCACCCTCTAGTATACTCCTCCTCAGGTAGTCATAGGTGGCCATACCATCAGATACCTCCTTGACCTTATCGTTGGTGTAGGTCCTTAGATCCTCCTTCGCCTTGTCTATCGCCCTATTGGACTGGTCGATCACAGCCCTGTCCTTCTTTTCAGCTTCTGCTATAGCCTCCTCCTTGGCCTTATCAGCACCCGTCTGTGCGTCTTTTCTTACTGCCTCATCCTTCCCATCGGCATACTCCTTAGCCCCCTTGAGGGTGGCGGAGCTCTGCTCATCGATACGCTTTCGCACCTTCTTGTCTGCCTCGTCTGAGTACCCCTTAGACTTTTCTAGTGCATCTGAGGCTTTACCATCGGCATACTCCTTGGCTTCGACGGAGGATATATACTCGTCGAGACGAACCCAGTGAGAGGAATTATATACCTCCGTGTCCTCGAGAGCATACAGAGTAACCCCTCTAGGGTAGCTCTTGCCACCCACCTCTTCGGCTTGGGTAAGCACCCAACTATCCCCTCGCTTATATTTGCTTGGCTTCTCGAAGTAGGTCGTAGTCTTACCATCCGCAGCGGCCTTGGCCTCACTCGCTATCTTGAGGGCTTTGAGAGAGTCACTATCTACGATACTCTTCCACGTGTGGTCGTTCGTGTACCTCCAGCTCTTGCCTGCATGAGGGCTTGGTGGATCATCCGTGGAGGTATAGGTATCCCCCACATGCTTATCTCGCTCCTCCTTTGTCTCCCAATTTTTCTCTGGATCCTTACCTCTTTCTGGTGCTCCGGGGTAATACCAGTTGCTAACCTCCTTGTCGATTTGCTTCTGCAGTTCGGCAAAACGCCTATTCATCTCCCCTGTATCGACGAAGCCCTTTTTTAGCTCTTCTTTAGCCTCCGTCAGGACTCGATCAGTATAGTCCTTTCCCTCCTTTAGCTTGCCATCAGTGTAACCCCTAGACTCATCAGAGACCTCCTGTGCTCGACGCTCCGCATCACGCCTCACAGCATCTGCTTTACTATCGGCATATCTACGGCCCCCCTCACTCTTGCTATCCGTGTAGCTCTTTAGCTCGTCTCTTTTTCTATCGGTGTACCCTCGTGCTTCATTGATGATCTCATTGAGTCGGTCATCCATAGCTCCTCCTGACTTAAAGGTGACCTCACCGCCTTGGATCGTCTTACGAACTAGATCAATAACGAACTCTCCATCTGGAGACTCCAGCCGTTCTATGCGTATTAGCCCCGGTAGATATTCAGAGAACCCGTACAGCTTACTGAACACACGATCTGGAGGAGCAGACAGCATTCCCACTAGGAGCATATAATATCCAGCTTCACCCTCTAGGCCTACAGCCTTATCTGTGACCACGAACACACCGGCACTTCCCTCCTTGGAAACCTTTGCATATAGGTACAGGGTACGCACCTCGTCCCCTCCGACCATCCAAGATAGAGCTGGGACACTCCACCTTCGATAGTCCTTGAGAGGGCGGTTGGGGCGTATGGTATCTATGCCAAGTGTCAGATGCTGTATAACGCCCTCTGGTACCTTCAGTATCCTATTAGCCTTGTCGTAGTTCACGATGTGATCCACCCTGACAGCAGATACCATACTCTGGATAAACACGAACTGCAGACTGGGATCACCCTGTAGTATTCGCATTACACGAAGTGTCATAGGTGAGACGCTATCTGCCAGATCCCTCCTCAGATCCTGCTCGAATTTTGCTTGTGATGGCAAGTGCTTTGATGGAACCGTCCCGTATTCGTCAAGTGGGGCAACGCCTCCAGCACGCCCTCTGCTCGCACGAATGTCTGCTAGTGCCTGCTTGACCTCATCTACCCATGCTCCTACGTCGCCTCCTTGAACACCAAACTTGGATCTAAGGATCCCTCCTACAGACAGATCATGGTACACATCCAGATCCCCCTCTATGATGGTCTTGCCTCGGGCGTCCTTGATCAGGTCGGACGCATCCCCCCAGCGCATACGGTACTTGTTCCATACATACTTTACCCCACCTATCGTCACATAGTCCCCCTCTCTACCTCCCTGCGGATACCGAAGCCACACTGCCCCAACACTGGGGAACTCTCCCAGATGAACTAGTTCGATCATATCTGCAACGACTTACTGATCTTGTTTAGGTTTTCAGACAGCTCCATATCACCCAGCGTCATTGCCACTAGGGCTGCTGTATAGTATTCTACACTGCGCTTGAGCTTCTCACATATCTGTATCTTGCCAGTCTCTATCTTTGGATATGGGAGATAACGAGCCTTCTTGATGCCGACACCTGCCCCTCCACTACAGCTATAGAACTCTAGGGATAGCCCTACCGGCGTCTGAACTATAGCCACTACTGGCTTTTGTGGACAGCCGCGGACTCCCACGTACCGGCTTTGTTGCGCCTGATACAGTGCATCTGTCTCATAGATCACACTTGTGACACTCCTTCGCCAGTCGCTCATCTGAAAGCTAATGAGACGCATGAAGTCGTCTGGCAGCGTGATCACTCCACGACCGATCCCCTCGTGACTTTCCCAGGCAATGCTATCGCCGAACGATTTGCCAGTATCAAGCAGGTAGAGTGGGGCGTCTATCTCCACAGATCGAGCCCCATCCTCCAGCTTGCTCTCGATGAGATCATCGACGCTCAGTGTACCACTCTCCCCTAGGCTAGTGATAGCCGAGCTGTTCATATTCTCATCTAGGATAGCACGTATATCCCGCTTAATATCCGATACCTCGTACTCCATTGTGGCCTATCTATTAGCCCTCTGCAGCCTCTGCCCCTTCAGTCTCTACGATCGTTTCAGATGGCTTACCCTCCCACTCGATAGTCACACCGAGTTCACCGGCCACCTTCTCTATGGAGGATCTGGTCTTTAGCCGTGTACGGGATACTCCATACTTGTTCGCTATGTATTCCTTAGCGTCTTCCTCATGGGCAAAGGATAGGGATGAGCGACTTTCAGGGGAGCTGATTTCGCTCGCCGACTCTACCGGTCCCGCTAGACTTGCTTCTCTAGGGGGCTCGTCCTTCTCAAATAGATCCCCGAAGTATGGGTGTCGTTCGAGTGCCCCTGCTAGCTCGTCATCATCTGTATAGAACACTGTCCCGCCTCCGGTCAGAGGTGTGAAGACTATGCGGGATCTACTCCCATCGGAGAGAGTAACACCAAAGCATAACAGGGTGCTGGCCTTAAATACCGTCATATCGATTATGTTGTCTCTGTAAAACAAGAAGGGGCGGGCGCTTTCCCCCGCCCCTTGACTCCGTTACCTCTTAGCCTACTTGGGTTAAGACTTAGCTAGGCGAAGGCGAGCGTGCGCCTTGGCGTAGCGCAGATAGATACAGGAAACCTCCTGGATCACTACAGCTTCCGTATTACGTACCCCAGCCGTCTTTAGGTCGAGGATATTACGCGTCCAAGACATAAACGTGCGCTTACTTAGATACTCAGGATCTAGGGAGAAGGCACAGTCTGACATATCATTGATGTCAAACAGCTCGTGGTGCATAGCTAGGATTTCCCCGAAGTCGGTATCCCAGCTCTTAAACTTGAGGTTCCATACCTCGACAGACTCCTTGAGGCGGAACTTCTCGCTTTTGATCTTTGATAGAGCAGTCATGAACTCACTACCGCAGAACATTACCTTACGCTTACCGCCAAGACCAGTGCCGACAAACAGATCCTTTGAGATGTCCACTAGGTCATCATCAGAGATAATAGTACGCTTCTGGGATGCATCATACTTACCTACTTCGATGTCCTTACCGGCCATCCACCAGATACCATGGGTAAAGTAGGTGGCCGATCCGTTCTTCTTGGGGTGGTAAGTCTTACACTTGACCCCAAACAGCTTGGAGATCTCCATGCCTACTCGCATGTCGTAGATACCATCCTCCTCTACATCAGAGAAGCTCCAGTTTACCTGCTTTTCAGACAGCTTTTCAAAGGTAGACCCTTCGATCTGGATCATGAAGTTCTGGCAATACTGGACCTCGCTAGTGGGGATGTTATTGAAGCGACCGGTCTGCACATCAAGCTCTGCGCAGGCCTTACCCATTCGGATGAGCTTCGTGTCCTTTGGGATAGCAGGGACGAACATAGGGTGATTATTCCCATCTAGTACACCATTTACGGCATACACAATAGGCATACCCGTAGCTTCATCGTGACCACACACGGACAGCACAAGGTCTGGGACAAGGCCAGTAGAGGGATACGCCTTACCGTTTTCGTCATACTTACCCTTGACACCCACCACTCGGATCGTATCATCGACGGTAAACATCGAGGCATCGTCCACGGGGAGCTTCACACTCGTACCCGACGACTGCAGTGCGACATTATCTGTAACCTTACATTGGATCGGCCGTGTGCCTAGGCTGAAGTACTTCACCTCCTGGCTGCTACAAGACCCCCCAGTGGCATATCGGCTGATCTGGTCTACAGGAGTAGCCATTGGGCGGATCTTGATGATACGCTCATCGATAGCCTTCTGGTAGAAGTCGTCATCACCATCCTGCGTCCCCGTGCTAACAGAGGCCACACCCTCCACTTTGGTGTCCATCGTACCCTCCCCAGATCTCGTCTTACCTGCATCTGGCAGATTGGCTGCATTGGCCAGCATCACACCACCGCCTAGGCCTAGGACAGAGCAAAGGATGGTCAGGATGAGCCCAAAGGATAGCTTCAGGATTTCTCTTACCTTACTCATTTGCATTCTAGTTTGTTAAAATTGGTTGTATATTACGATTTCTTCTCTCGCCTCATCTCCCCTCGAGCCCATATATCGGGGGTGTCTACACGTGAGATAGCTCCCAGCTGGGGCTCTACACGTGCTCGGCTTGTACCACCACCTCCCCCTAGATGTGGAGTACCATCGCTTGCCTCCTTCTTCCTCAGCCTCTCCTCGATCTTCTCGTTCTTGCCCTTGACGGTTCCCTCCTCATAGGCCTCGGAGACCGCCATGTCATAGCCTAGCCCCTTCCCGATTAGTCGTATCGTCTCATCGCTGAACTTCCCTAGAACCCCATCATTCACGATCCCCAGCAAGACACTGAAGATCTCATCCGCTTTGTCTCCATCCATCTCTCCGCTATCCTCCATAGCATTGAGACGATCCAACGTATCGTCGATGTTTTCTTGGTAAGCCTTGTCTAGCTCTTCCCCCTTACGGATACGATCTAGGTATTCTTTGTTCCGCTCGGCAAGTTCCTCCTGACGGTCTGGATCATCCAGCGCATCCCTCAGGTCGGGTCCATACCTTCGGACAAGCTCCATGACTGGATCTCCGCCCTTGCTCCACTCTGCTAGGAACGTAGCACTCTGCGGGTCTCTAGCGAACAGATCAGACAGCTCTCGTTCACGACCCTCATACTCTGCGATCTTCTTGTCATAATCGTCGTAGTCATCATTGATACGACCCATCACGGCCTCTTCATCGTCTGCATCCATATCTGGATACCGACCTTTAAGGCGATCATACACCCTAGAGCGGTTACTAGGCTCCGCCTCCTGTGGGGTCTCTTGCGTCTTCTCTTCTTCCTTATCTTCCTTGTCCATAGGGATATGCCTTTTCTCTTTACGCAAAGATAGAAGAGTACATCTCCAGCGGACATTATCCATTAAAAGCGAGGGTGCATGTTAGCAAAAACAATTGTATCTTCGTTGTGTGTCATTTGATTAGTTGATAGCTTATTAGACGCCGAGGAAGTAAAATAGAGCATAACCAAATGCGAAATTCGGAACTTCTTGAGGCTTTTAGGAGGGAGCTAAAACAGCCAGGGAAAATCAACCTCTTTGACGTTGTCCATCGTGCGGTGAATTCTCCGACATCCAGATTCTGGGTATCAGAGGATAGGGCTTTTTCTGTCATATCCAGCATGAGGAGAGGGGAGAGTATAGATGAAATGATCGCTACTAAGAGAGAGATGTACTCAGAGATATATGTCCGTGTATCCCAGCTAATGGACACGACACCAGATATTTCTCTTATAGATGCCGTGACCAAGGTCGTGAACTCACCAGCCCCTCAATTCTACCTCACGGATGGGTCGGCAATCGTCATCCTTCACCATACCAAGAAGCTATGCAGATCCAAGAGCAAAGAGGCGACAAGAATGTAGCTCTTGCACTATGCCTTCTATCTATCATCCTGTGGGCTATCGCACCATCACAGCACCCATGGGGATCAATATACGTGGGGGCTACAATCATCGAGCGGGCTACCTATCCGTTCTTCCACGCCAACTGGATGCATCTCGCCACCAACCTATGGGCTCTATTGGGGCTAGTATTCCAATATGGGGCAAAGGTGAGACACATCATGATAGGGTACGCAATAGCGATACTATTCCCTGTAGACACCATACATACCCTATCTGGAGATAGTTCGCTCCTACTCCCTACGGTGGGACTATCTTCTGTTATATTTGCCATGATAGGACTTATTGAGCCAGTACGTACTCGCCGCGTCGTATTCTATTCGTGGGTATTCACATGCCTTGTACTTGGCTTTATACTCCCAACGACCAATGGATGGGTACACCTCTACTGCTTCTTGCTGGCTTTTGTGCTTAGACTTTTCGTTGGCTGTAAAGTATGAAGGAAGAGGTAAGGAATATACTAGCAGAAAACAACAAGCGGAAGCAGGCGATACAAGCAACCTACAACCCATTCACGGGGGAGGGGGCTATACTCGAACGCTTCAAGTGCTATATATCCGACTTCCCTATACCCACACAGTACCTTCCTATACAAATGCGGAAGGTCGCACTTGTCAAGAAGCTTATGAAGGCTGGATCTATAAAATCCTTCCTAGAGAAGCTTGGTACGGAGAACACAAAGGAAGAGCGAGAGAAGGTAATCACATCATTCATACGGGTACGGAATAATCACGACTTCTGTTTCTGGGCGGCCCTAGACGCATTCATCAAGAATAAGGGTGGGGGCGAGGATATTCGATTTATCCTAAATAGAGCCCAGAGGGTACTCATTGAAAGGCTTGAGGGTATGAGGCTTGCTGGTGCTCCGATACGCCTTATCCTTCTAAAAGCTCGTCAGTGGGGAGGATCAACAGCTGTTCAGATATATATGGCTTGGCTACAGCTCGTACACCGAAAGGGGCTGAACTCTCTTATTGTGGGGCACGTCAAGGATGCATCTACCGAGGTGAAAGAGATGTTTAATAGGCTCATCGAAAGATACCCGATAGAGCTCCTCTACCAGCCATTCGCCACCTTTAACCACAAAGATCCAAAGATTGTGGGGGTTGGGGCTAGTGGGAACATACACCATATTCCACAGAGGAACTGCAATATCAAGATTGGTACAGCAGAAAAGCCAGACTCCGCCCGTGGTGGAGACTACAACCTAGTACACTGTACCGAGGTGGGGCTATGGAAAACGACCGAAGGTAAGACCCCAGAGCAGATTGTGCGCTCCGCCACATCGGGCGTACTATATAGGCCTTATACGATGATCGTATATGAGAGCACGGCCAACGGCACTGGCAATTTCTTCCAGCGAGAGTATGATGCAGCCAAGAATGGCAAATCTCAATTCGAGGCTCTGTTCATCCCGTGGTTCATCATTGACCTATATTCTATCCCCATAAAGGACGAAGAGGAGTTTGCTACAAACCTGTATGCCAATAGAGACAATGAGTACGCACCATCCGAGCGTGAGGAGAATGGGAAGTATCTGTATTGGCTATTTGAGCAGGGAGCTACACTTGAAGCTATAAACTGGTATATCCAAGAGAGGAAGAAGTTCACAGATCACGCAGATATGGCCTCGGAGTACCCCTCCGATGATATTGAAGCATTCGCTCATTCGGGAGCTAGGGTATTTGACAGGTACCACGTAGAGGCATTCAGGAAATACTGCAAGCCCCCAGTGTATGTGGGAGACCTATACGCCAATGCAAGACAGGGACGTGAAGCCTTACAGAGCATAAAGTTTACGCAGGACAACAAGGGGCTACTCACTATATGGGCATTACCCGAGATAGACCCCTCGGAGAGGGTGACAGACCGTTACCTTGTCTCTGTGGATATTGGAGGTCGATCCTCTAAGGCCGACTACTCTGTCATCTGTGTGTTCGACCGATTATTTATGATTGATGGAGGGGTGCCATCCGTCGTCGCACAGTGGTATGGACATATTGACATGCACCTACTTGCGTGGAAGGCTGCACAGATAGCGAGCTTCTACGACAATGCCTTGCTGGTAATCGAGAGCAACACCCTAGAGACAAAGGATAAGGATCGATTTACAGAGGGCGACAGCTCCTCGTATATCTTACACTTGATACGAGACGTGTACCCCAACCTCTATGCACGTAGGCAGAGCCCCGAGGAGATCGCCGAACAAGCTCCCAAGAAGTATGGCTTTCATACGAACGTAAAGACCAAGGGCGAGATAATAGACGACTTGAAGAGGATCATCCCAGAGCGCCTATACCTAGAGCGTGACGAGAGGTGCTTAGACGAGTACCTAACCTACGAGCAGAAACAGAATGGAGCTTATGGGGCAATTCCAGGCAAGCACGACGACTTACTTATGTCACGAGCTATAGGCCTATGGATATGTTTCCATGAGATGCCACGACCCAAGATTATAGCGAATACCTCCAATGCAATCAGGCGACGCAAGAAGCCTGCTTCGGAGGCGTCTTTATAGAACCAATTAACGAGATGCGACATGATTAAGGCTTTAGTGAGAGTGATAGACATGCATAGGCTAAACAAAGCAATACGCCTAGCAGATAAGATGCACGACAAGCATGGACGACGGTTTTATGTAATGCCTCTGTTTGAGGGAAGCGGCAACCTAATCGTAATTGATAGGGTAAACTTCCGACAGATGAAGGCAAAGGGATACATAGACCGATCCACACGAGTGGCAAACCTAGAGATGGAGTGCTTCTACCGAACGCCTCATAGGTCTGGAGTAGACCCCATACAGCCAGATACCCTAAAAGAAAAGACGGACATGTACCTTGAATACTGCCAGATCATGAGACAGAGCCGGAAGATGGTTAAGGGAAAGAGAAAGAAATAATAGGGAGACTGAAAGAGAGAGAGAGGCCAGCGCACAACGTGCGCTGGCCTCCCTCTTCTATATTCGG